CTCCAAGATGTACTCGGACCTTACCCGGGAGGTGGAGCTGCTGTCCCAGTACCTGTGGACTTACGGCTGGGCGGGTGTGCATATCTCCTGGCAGCAGGAGATGGGGCAGAAGGAGCAGGAGCTGACCATGGAGCAGGTGATGGCATTGGCAGCACAGTCTCCCGAGGGATCGGTCCTGGCCGACTTCCCCAACCTCATTGCCAATCCCGAGGCCGATGATCAGTCAGGCGAACTGATTATGGCTGCCTTTCCCAACTTGAAGAAGCGCCGGGCACTGAAGGCTGTGCGGGAGCTACGAGACGAGGGCAGATGCGATTTCCCTGTGCCTGTGATGGTCCAAAACAAGCCGATGATCACTGCATTGGCTCCCTGGGATGAGATTATATGCCCATTGGAAACCACCGACATCCAGAGTGCCCGAGTGGTATTCCGCCGATACTACATGACCGAGATTGAGATCATGCAGAAGGTGGAGACCGACGAGTGGGACGAGGAATGGGCCAAGGAAGCCATCAATACGATGGGACGGTTTTCTAGCTTCGCTGACTACACCTACCTTGTCGGGCTTCCTAACAACTCTCTATACAATCGGCAGCATTTGATCGAGATAGTTTATGCGTATCAGAAGGCTGTAGATGCAGATGGTATCCCGGGTGTGTACTACACGGTGTTTAGTCCTCAGGTAGGCGACAAGTGGGGCTACTTTGAGCTGCTAGACTATGCGCATGGCCAGTACCCGTTTGTGTGCTGGAGAAGCGAGCTTATCCACCGGAAGATGACCGAGTCCCGCGGTGTGCCCGAGATATGCTCGACCTGGCAGCAGGAGATTAAGGCCCAGCGCGACTCGGTGTTCGACTACACCAGCCTGGCCACACTGCCTCCAATAGAGGTGCCCAAGACCAGGGGCGGTAACCTTAAGATCGGGCCAGCCATCCAGATCCCGGTGCTACGCCGCGGTGAGATTGGCTTTATGCAGCCTCCTGCCCGTGAACCCAATGTGGCTTTCACGCTGATCAACGAGGTCATGGCGCAGACCGACCGCTATTTTGGACGCCCAACGGAGAAGGTGCCCCCTGCGGTGACCCAGATGCGGCAGCAGAGGACCATCAACAACTGGCTGCATGGCTGGACCGAGGCATTCCGGCAGGTGTTCAGCCTGACCCTGCAGTACATGGGTCCCCAGGAGGTGCAACGCATCACAGGATCGCAGATCCAGATAGGCGAGGACGTGCAGGACTTCGACGTGACCTTGAAATTCGACGTCAGGGAGATGTCATCCGACTTGGTGAGCGAGAAACTAAAGGCAATCTCGACCTTAATCCTGCCTCTGGACACCGCCGGCGTCATTGACCGGGCTAAATTAATCTCGGTCGCACTCCGGGCTATTGACCCAATGCTGGCTACCGAGCTTGTGATGCAACAAGGGCCTGCATCGCAGAAGATGTTTGAGGATACAAACAACGAGATCGCGTTGATGTCACTGGGTAATCCTCCCAAGCTACGGGAAACCGATCCTACGGCTGCAATGCGGCTGCAATTCAGCCAACAAGTGCTTCAAAGCAACCCGAAGTACCAGCAGCAGGTGCAGCAAGACCCGCTTTTCCAAGCTAACCTGCAGAAATACATTGAGAACCTGCAGTTCAGTGTTCAACAGCAGCAAAACGCTGTAACTGGTCGACTAGGAGTTCAACAATGAGACTTTCAGACGAGAAAATCCAAGAGGCCTTCGTTTCAGCAGGAGACGAGTCACCGATTATGCGTGCCTTGACCCAACTGCTATCGGACATGATTGAGTCTGAGGTGCTCAGTGCAATACAGCCTGATCTAACGGACTCAAGCCGGTCCCACAACTGTGGTAGAGCCGCTTCTTTAAAGGATTTATCGAGCTACATCGACAATTTGAGGACAGCTAATGGTTTGACGGATCAGTCCAACTAGTACCTCTTAACCACAACGGTTTCTTGGTTGACCTTAACAACCATGGCGCACAATACCCAGCTTGCAGGGTCTAAATAGCATGGATAACTCACAGAATACACAGGAAGCGATCCTGTCTAAAAACACGGCACAGGCTCCTAAAATCAATCCGCTTACCTTTGATGAGGCGGCATTGGCTAGGGTACTAGAACAAAGGTTCAGTGAGCCGGCAGAAAAACCGCAACAGCAGATCATTGAGGAAGACCCAGAGTCCGAGGCCGCGGATGCGGAATCTCAGACCGAGGAAGCGGATCCTACCGCTAACCAAGAGGAAAATCAGGACGAGTCTCCTGAGGATGTTCTTTCTGATAATAAGACCGAAGACCAAGCCGACGAGGAACCGTCTGGCTACCGCAAGCGCATCGACAAGCTGACTCGCCAGAAGCGTGAGGCCATTGAAAAAGCCGGTGAGCTAGAGCGGGAACTGAACGAAACCAAGTCCAAGCTGGAGAAGAGCCAAACCGATAGGCCGGTGCCGGTGGTGAATCAAGCCGATCCGTTTGCAGATGTATGGGATGCGAAGAAACTCGATGACGAGTGGAACAAGGCCCGAGATCTCAAACGCTGGTGCGAGGACAACATCGACGGCTGCGAAATAGGTGACAAGGAATACAGCTCTAACGAGATCAAGCAGATCAAGCGGCGTGTAGAAGACGCACTTGATATGCACATCCCGTCGAGAGCCCGGTTCCTGAACAACTACAAGCAGATCCAGCCTATCGCAGAGCAGATCTATCCGTTCTGGAAGGATCGTAGCAGCACTCAGTACACCGAGGCGCAGGCAGTGTTGCGGCAGTTGCCACAACTCTCTGCGTTACCGGAGCACCAGGTGCTTGTTGGCGACTTCCTGGAGGGCCGTAGACTGCGTTTGGAGCGTGAATCGGCCAAGGGGAAGCCCTCGGTCAAACTACCGCTTAAAACGGCTCCTAAACAGCCTGGAAAGCCTACGTCGAGTCCCGTTAAAAAGGACAATGCGCAGGCGGAAATCGCCGCGGCTAAGTCTCGGTTCTCGAAATCAGGAGGGGAATCTGAATTGGCTCGATTACTAGAACGTATTCTCTGACCTATGCCACTACTCCAACCTAACCAAGTCGGTATCCGCGAGGAACTCGCTGACTACATTGCCATCGTCGACCAAAAATCGACCCCGTTCGTTTCCATGGCCCCCAAGGGCAAAGGAGACCTCGGGAACATGACTTTTTCCTGGCAAGTAGATAATTATGCTGTGCCAGTTCCAGGTGGTATCGTTGACGGCACTGACGTGACCTACACTGCCGGCAACCCTGGCAGCCCGGTTAACCCGGTTCCTAACCGTACCCGCTTGAGCAACTACGCTCAGGTGTTCCGTAACGATCTGCGCATTGGTTTTATTGCCAACACATCCAACGTCGCTGGCGTTGGTAACGGTGGTGAAGTTGCTAATGGTGTTAGTAAGCGCCTCATTGAGTTGAAGCGCAAAATGGAGGCAACCTTCCTTTGCACAAATCAAGCAATTCAAGCCGACAACGGAACTGTTCCTTATCTGACTAGTTCTCTTGCTCAGTGGCTTTTGACCACTAATTCCGCGGGAATTGGTGCTCCTACGAGCTCGTTTGCTCCGAACACGGCTGCTATTGACGCTACCGCCTCCGCATCGTTCGTTGAGGCTACTGCCCAGAACGTGCTGACTGGTATCTACAACGCCACTGGCACGTTCCGTGATTACGACGTGTTTTTGGGTGCTACACTGAAGCGTGCGTTCACCAACCTCACTGCTGGTGGCGGTGCTGTTATCAATGGCGCTGGAACTACAAACACTTACACGCAGACCGCTGTCCGCACCTTTAACCAGGAACTCGGATCCGATACTTTTAAGGCGTCAATCGATATTTTCGAAGGCGACTTTGGACGGCTTGTGCTACATCCCGATGTGTGGATCGGGACTGGTGGTGGAGCGTTTAGTGCTCAAGCATTCAAGGGCTATGTCGTACCGATGGACATGGTTGAGATCCGTTATGCCAAACTGCCTGAGGTCACTGTGCTGCCCAACAACGGTGGCGGTGAGGGACGTTTGATTCAGGCCATTGCTGGTCTTTGCGTGAAGAATCCTGCCGGCATGGGTATGTTCAACGGCGCAAGCTAGTCTTTAGTTGTCAAAAGGGGGAGGCTGCTGGAAAGTTCCGGGGGCCTCCCCCATTTTTTGAATCATGTCCAATCCCAACTCCATCTCGACCTTCATCGCAAATGCCCTGGACGATCTCCCAGGCGATCTCCGCAACCAGGTGGTCAATGAGTTCAAGTCCGGCTACCGCAAAGAGTGGGTCAATGCTGGCATCCAGCAGCAGAAGATAGCCAAGCAGACCTCCATCAATGACTTCAAGGCTGTCGATGGCATCGGTCGACTCCGAATGCGTGTTGACCCCACCCTGTACCATTATTGGGGCCACAAACTCGGGTACGGCTGTTGGAAGGACTCGCAGTTCCTTCGGGAGATTGAGCGCGACAATCCCGAGGTGCGTGTAAAATGCGGAGGTACACGCTTGCAAGTTGGTTTCGATGGGGCCAAAAGAAGCAGTCAGAAATTCACCCTATGAATGTTGGATCTAATCGTCAGCTCGCCGGCGAATACGGTGGCCAGTACATCTCCAGCGCATCCGGCACCATAACCGGCAACTTCCAAAGCATCCACGCGCTTGAGATCACCATCCTCGGCGCTACCGTGTCCAACATCACCAACTTCCCCGCTGGCGTGACAATACAGGCTGGCGATGAGCTTCCGGGTGTGTGGACCTCAATCGCGATTTCAAGCGGCTCTGTGGTGGCATATAACCGCAAGTACGGCTGATAATGGCACGCCTTGGACTAGGACTAGGACTCGGAGGTCATCATCG